TCAAAACCTTGAGAGAAACGACAAACTCCTTCACGTGTATTACGTGGGTCATTTACCATTCCATCACTCCATTTATTTATTGCTACTGTTGGCATATTAGAAATAAGATATTACTACTGCTATTCCTCCTCCTCCCGCTCCACCTGCACCAGAAGTGTTGTTTCCTGTTGAACCTCCTCCTCCACCACCTGAGCCATAAGTATTTCCTGCACCTCCAGCACCTCCAGCTCCACCTGAGTTGTAACCTTCACCTCCACCTCCGCCAGTTGCACCGATGAATAGTGAATCAAAATCTACTGTTCCTCCCGCACTTCCTGAACCTCCTGCGTTACCAGTTCCTCCTGCACCACCTGCATCTGTGTAATAAGTTATGAATGCTCCTCCTGCTCCTCCATCAAGTTCGTTACATGCTCCACCTCCTCCTCCTCCTCTTGGTGATGGTGGTCCTGCTGAATCTGTACCTTGATTACCTGCTACATCGTCTCCTCCAGCACCTCCAGCACCTCCTGAGTTTACAGTGTCTCCGAATCCAGCACCTCCTGAGCCTCCTGAGCCACCTCCACTTGCTCCAGCTCCACCTGCACCACCACCTCCTGCTCCTGCTATTACTGTACTTCCAAAGGTTGTGATGCTTCCTGCTGTACCTGCGTTACCATCTGCGTTGCTTGTTTGTGCTGCACCTGCTGCACCTCCTCCACCTACTGTTACTGTCTCAGTTGCACTAAGTGCATCTGCGTTAAATGTTTTAATTGAATATCCACCACCACCTCCTGCTCCAGCTCCGTCTCCAGCAGAATCACATCCTCCTGATTGTTTCTTACCAGAACCACCACCTCCTCCGCCTCCAATAAGGTGAACTTCTACATATCTAGCTCCATCTGGTTTTGTCCATGTTCCTGATGCTGTAAATGTTGTTGATGTTGCTACTCCAACAATGTCAGTCCCTATTAGGATTCTATCTGCTGTAGTTGTTGCTGAAGTAGTTGTTGCTGTCCATGTATGTAATCCTGTCCATGAAAAGTCATTGGCTACATTAACACTCACATCTCTCCAAATTGGAATCCCTCCTACTAAGGTAAGAACTTCATTTGTTGATGATGCTGTTAGTTTACTTAATACATTTGATGCTGAAGCATATAGTATGTCTCCAGTTGCGTATGATGTAAGTCCTGTTCCTCCTTGAGCTTCGTCTACTGTAGTTCCTTCCCAAACACCTGTTCCTATAGTTCCAACAGTTGTTAAGTTAGCTAAAGTTGTTAGAAGACTCATTGTTGTTGTTGCTTCTAAAGCAGTTAAGTCTGTATTTAAATTAGAGAAGTTAGTGTTTATCACACCTCTTGAGTTTTTTAGCGTGTCTGACCCTGCTATGGTTGTTACCGTAGCTCCCAGGTTGTTGGAACCAAAATCTAACGTGTGCAGTGGAAAGTATAAATAGAATCCGAATACTACTGTTACTGTTAGGACTAATGATATTAATGTTTGTTTCATATTAACTTAGTGCTTTATTAGTAATAGTTGTATCGTTTACTGCTTGGTTAGCAAGGTTGTATGGGTTATCCCATGTTCCAGCTGCTTCGTCCCAAGTAAACTCTGCTTCATCCCAAGTAAGACTAGCTGAGCTGAACTCTGGGTTAGTTATCGTTGCTGTATTTAATGCTTTATTTGTTAGTGTTTCTGCCATGTTATCTGTGATTTACACCTGCCATACACATTTTTACATCTGTTGGGTTTCTTAGGTCAATGAAGTTCTTTAAATCTTCTTCTATTTTCTTAATTCGTTGTTGTAGTAGTGAAATTAGGTTTCCGTCTGCTGTTCTGTTTACCATGTTCCAGTCTAGAGCTGCATATAGCACAAGTAATTCATGGAAAGGCTTTGGAATACCTGCTTCCTTTGTGTCATCTCCTGTTGCTGAAAAATACTCTTGTTCTCTTCCGAAGATAATCTCTGCTCCGTTTGTCAGTGAGTAGTTCGGTAATATATCAAAGTAAATTCTTCCACCTAATTCCAAGAATCCTGATGGAATACCAGTTACGCTTGTATCTGGGTTAAGAATTGTTGGAACTCTTGGGTCGTCTGCTTTTATTCTTGTTAGTCCTGTGAATACAGTGTCTCCTGATACTGTTTTTCTTCCAACGTGTGTGATGTTTAAAATGTCCAAGTTGTTGTCATCTTCTGCGAACTTGTAGTCGTTTTGATTGGCTACGATATTGAAAGTTCCAGACGGTGCATCTGTGTGATTTGAATCATCCCAACGAATGTTATCGCTGTATGAAAGCAGAAGAGGCATAATGCGTTCAAATGCACTATTTATTCGTGTTGTTACTTGGCTTAAGAGTGTGCCTGTCACATCTCCATCTTTCATTCGAGTCCAAAACTCAAATGTTTGAATCATACCTGTTTTATTTGTTGTGTCTGAAAATACCATATTAATATAAATAATCTCCTAAATGTCCGATTGATAATGTTGGATCGCAATATATTTTAATGTCTTTCTCTCTTGCTCTCTGGCAGAAGTATGCGTCTTCGCCATCTAAGGTCATTCCGTTTAAGTGTGTTGTGAATTTAAAGTAAGGTTCTCCTATCTTCTTAAAGACTTCCATGTCTATCAGCATTACTCCTGTTCCAACATGTGTTACTTCAAAGAGTTCTTTCGGTATTTCATGCTTCATTAGGACATCGCCATCAAGCTTCAAAACGGTCGTATTCTCTGTAATCATTCGTGGACTAGCAACTACTCCAACTATTTCTTTCTCGTGGCTTAGGAGCTGTTCTAGCGTCTCTGGTGGGAAGGTCATGTCGTCATCGATGAACAATAAGTGTGTGCAGTTAGCTTTCATTGCTTTTATCGCACAATAGATGCGATTTTCGGCGATAGTATATCCCTCAATTGCAAAAGTGAAATCAAACTCATATTTATCATTACTGTAATCAACAAGTTTCAATAAAGATTCCATTGTCTTTGCTTTGACAGTTCTATTGCAAGGAACTCCAATTAAAACTTTAATCTTCATAATCTTCTTTTTTAATCCAACGATTCATATAGCTTGATGTTTTTTTATGACAAGGTACACAAAGTGTTAAGCCATTATCTATTGCAAATCGTAATTCTGGAAATAGAGCAAATGGTTTAATATGGTCTGCATTTAATGTAACTCCTCTGTCTCCACATTCTTGGCAAGTATAGTCGTCTCTTTCAAAGACAGATGTTCGCCACAACTTCATCTGTAAACTATTTCGTATCTTATGATTTTCAGGAGTTATTCCTCCTTTCCAGTTATGACTATTGATTCCAGTAATTCTGCTGTCATTTGGTTTAAAACAAGTCTTTGGAACGACACCCTTTTCAAACCATCCTTTCTCTGCACCATCAAAATGTTCATGCCCTTTTTGGAAACCCATATTAGAGTATTCAGGCACTTCAGATAACTTAACTCCTTTATTCCAAGGAATACTACCTTTCATTCGTTGTGAATGTTCTGGATTAGAACCTGTTTTGATTCCTTTATTCCATACTGGTTTTGTTCTTTTGTATATTCCTTTAGGCATATGTATACATTATATCATTAGAACTCATAGTCCCCGATGTGTTTTGGCAACAGCGAAGGGTCACACCAGATGTTCCATCCTGCGTTTCGTGCCTTCTCGCAGAACCACCAATCGTTACTCATTGTCACCATTCCTACTGACATATTTGCTTTATACCAGAAGAAAGGAGGTTCTAAGTCCCTGATTGATTTTAAGTCTATTAAGAGAAGTCCTCCACCAAGTGCTGAACATTTAAATGGTTCAGTGTCACTTTTTAGTGGTTTACCTTCATCGTCTGTAAAGAACTCAATTACTAGGTTGTTTTGGTCTGGTTCTAGTAATCGTCTAACACTGTATGTTGCACCTACTATGTGTTTCTTATGGGCTAATAGCTTATCTATTGAGTCTGCTTCGTAAAGCATGTCATCATCCAATAAAAGTAAGTGTGTGCAGTTGTTTTTTACCGCTTGAGCAGTAATGTAGTTTCTATTCTCGGCTGTGTTATATCCATAGGTAGAAACAATGAAATGGTAATCAAGATTGCTGTGATTTACCATTTGTAAGATGGATTCAGCACATTTTGGCTTTACTCCTCTATTTGTTGGTAATCCGATGGCTAATTTAATTTCCATATCCCAACTCTCCGTAAAGAGCTGAGTATGTAAACTAATTGTCTACACGTGGCTTAACAGAGCCGTTTATACGACGTTAATATCGTACAAAATTGAAGTCAATCCTGCTGGTGAGTTTACTCCGTAGTCAACTCGTGCAATAACACCTGTACCTGATTGTAGGTTAGGGTCTTCTGTTACAACGATTTGTCCATAAGTAGTCCTAAGAATACCTATCTGGAATACTCTCTTAACTCCTGCCATCACGTGATTAGCAGCGTGTGAGTTTGATACATAGTGGTCAGCACCAAGTAGGTGGTAACCTGCATCGATTCCTGTCTTAAGTGCAGCGTCAGCTAGGTTGAAACCGTTAGCTTGTGCGAATTGCTCAAGTGCTTCAAAGTCTGCTGGTCGCCATACGAAGAATAGACCATTTCTATCCATCATGTCTGTTCCATTAGCTACTGTCACGATTCTTCTGATACCTCTTACGATATCATCGATGTTAGTAGCTGATACTGTGAATTGTGTTGTGTTTCCTGAAGTAACTACTCCTGAAACATCTCCAACATCTGTCCATGCAGCGTGGTCTGCAAGCATGGCAGTTTCAATGTCGTCATTAAGGATTTTCGCCTGACGTCCTGCGATTTCCATCTGATTAACGTAAGCAATTTGTGCCATGTCTGCTCGGTCTACGAACACTGGTGCAATTTTCTTAACGCTAACTGTGATTGTATCGTTAGTCAGTGTGAAGTCCTCAAATCCGTACGCTGTTCCACGAGTTCCAACTTGTGAGCCGAACTCTGTAGACATGTAAGGTGCATTGATGATGTAGTTCTCTGAATAGATAACATCAGCAACTTCCTTCCAGTTTGTTGGCTTATCCAGTCGTTCTTGAAGTTTGGTCATCCAATCTTCTTTATGAACTCCTGTATTAAATGTGTTTGCCATATTAATACTGATTTAAGTTTTTAATAAATCAGGATGGCTTCGAGTTACCTGTCTATGATGCCCTGTTGTGCGAACTTAGACCTATCTACTTCTATCTTAGTTCTTTCATTAACTATATCTTGTCTTAGTTGCCTGTTCTCTGGAGTGTTCTCGGGTAATTCCCCTTTACTAATCCAGTGTGCGACTTCAGTTGCTGCTGCTTCCTTAGCTCCTCTAGTCCCTGATGGGATAGCGTTTGCTGTAGTTGCCTCATTCCGTCTGTTTTCCAACTCTGACTTGAAGTAGTTATTGCTTAACAGTCCATCTAGACTCATTCCACTTTCTTGTAGTTGGTCTTGTACAAATTCAAACTCGTTTGACTCTATACCTTCCCCTTTTAAGTAAGCTTTCTGTCCGTAATCTAGCTCTCCTGATACTTCTGTCTTGGGTTTTGGTCCTGGTTTTGCTTTAGGCTTAGGAGCTTCTCTTTTTGTCCATTCTCCGTCAGTTCCCTTAGTAAACCCTTCTGCCTTCTTAGCTCTTTCAAACAGTTGTCGGTTACTTCCTTCTAATTCCATAACCTTGTCCTGTAGAGCAGCCGTGTCAGGTGTATCATCATCTGCTGGTGCATCAGTTGCTACATCGTCCTGAATTGGTGTGTCGTCGTTTGGAGAGTCAACGTTCTCATTATTTATTTCTTCCATATTTAAGAGTTTAGGTTTCTCTAATAATTAATTGATTAGTCCGCTACTTGCCATGGTGCTACAAGCATCATAACGTCTGTATCTGCTTTCTTAATGAATGTAAGGGTTGCTCCCTCAAGTCCATTAACAATAAGTGAACCTCCTTCTAGCTCTTGTGCATCAACTCCTGTTCCTGCTGCAAATGTAATTGTAGATGCTGCTGTTGATGAGGCGTTGTACCAAGTTTGAGTAAATGTTTCTCCAACTTTCATTCCACTTAACGGAGCTGATGTTGAAGCCATTGATGTCAATGTAGTATTTACGTTTGGTGTCCATGTAACTAGTGAGTTCTTCTTTCTTACTTCTGTTGCTGTAAGTGCGTATGTTGCTGCTGTTGATGTTGTTGCATACCTTGAACCAGCATCTCCACCTATTGTGAAGTTAGAAAAGAAGTTCTGTAGATTTGTATGGTCTGGACCAACTGATGCTCCAACTCTTCCGTCATCTCCTTTTGGTCCTTGTGGTCCTACTCCTCCAGTCAACAGACCTACTGTTGCTACTAGAACTACTGCTGCTGCTATCCCTGCTATAAATTTAGTGTTCATATTTTTAATTTTTGGTTATTAATTCTTCTTCGACTTTTTTAGTAAACTCCCTACTGTCTTTGCCTCCTTCTTAACTTTCTTTTCCTCCTTTGGAGTTCCGTAAAGTTTGTCTGCTAGGCTCGTCATCTTAATATCTCGTAGTGACATAATTCTATTGATTAACTGTTAATAAAGCTCTGATACAAGTAATGTTGTAGATGCTGTTGCATAGCCCTTCCATGCTCCACATCCATAAATACCTGAATCATAAGCTACTGTTGTACTTCCTGTTTGTGCATGCCCAACTATCGCTGTTGGTGTTGCAATATCTCCGTTTGTTGGAGTTCCAAACACGATTAATATCTCTTGGTTTGTTCCATCTGTTGTTGATACAACTCTTGATGCACAACTTGCCTTACTGGCAAAGATAGTTGTTGCAAAGTCTGGTCCAACAACTGTCGTTGTAGCTATTCTCTGTGATGCTGGTAGTCCTGATGGTGCAGAACCTACTACGTTTGATTCTGTAAGTAATACTCCTGCTACTAATCCAGCTAAGAGAATAAGACCTACTGTTAATACTTTTCTATATGTTTCCATGTTATCTTCCTTTATTTTCTATTGGCTTCTCTTCGACCTTGACTGGTTTACATTTCTCTAACTCTGCAAAGCCTGACTCAACCATGCTAACACCGTTAATCATAGCTCTCGCTATAGCTCCCATGTGTTTATCATCGTTCATCATTACTGTTTGCTGTGAGAGTGTGCCTAACATAAAATTCTTTAGTGGGTCTGCTGGTTTCCCTTCTTCCATAATACCGTCAAAATAGACTCCACTAAGTATCACCTTCTTAACTGCCTCTTTCATTGTCTTGTTTTCAAGGAATGTTACAACTTCTGCTTTTTCTATCTCGTTTAAATAATCCATTTATTATACGTTAGCTGTTAATTGTTCTGTCTCAAGCTCTGGTGTTATAGCTTGAGGTTGTTGAGGTTGTTGAGGTTGTTGAGTTGGCTCTGTTATTCCTGCATACATTATCGGTGAGATACCACTTGATTCAAGTATCTGGTTAAATGTCTTAGCCATACCTGGCATCTGCATTGTCTGTTGGAATCCTTGAGGGTTAGAGATTATCTGTCTGAAGATGTTTACTAGCTTATCTGTCATTAGTTCTAGGTCTTTAGAAGCTCCTGCGATGTCTACTTTAACACGTAATGGTCGTTTCTTAAATTCTCCCTTTAGAATCTCAATGAACTTCTTGTTACCTCCATCAACGAAATCCTGTCTAACTTGTGCTTTGTATAGTTCTATCTCTTCTTCAGTTACAAGTTCTCCACTAAGCATCTTATCAATAGCAAACTGTTTAGCTTTGTTCTTAACAAGTGCATCAGATACGAACTTCATCTCATCTGTTGATAGTTCTGATAGGAATGTAACTCCCTTAGTGATTTCTGTTTGAATGTGTGGAATTATCCAATCTTGGTGTATATCTTCAAGGAATCGTGCATATTTCTCCTTTCTGTATTCATGTATACCTTTTCCTTCAATAACTTGTCTTTCTTGCGCTCTGAATGGTGTTCCTGACTTACTTGGTACTCCTAGTAGTGGGTCTTGTGCTGAACCCATTGATTGTGCGTGTTGTTCCCAACTAGCCACTGACTGTTGGAATAACTGCATGTTTCGTGGGAATGTGTCTACCTGTCCTAAGTCTTCACCTTCGTTAAGCTCTACAATCTGTAGGTTATCCATGTTCTTTAGTCCATTTGGATAACGACTCTTTAGGTCTGCTCCTACTGATTTAAGTATTGTCTTAGATGCACTATCCAGCATGTCGTTCATTCGGATAATGTCTAAGTTAGTCCATACTTGGTCTTCAAATAGTTCTTCTGCTCCTCCCCATCCACAAGCTCTGCTGTATATCTTATCCCTTACAAGGAACATGAATGGTGATTCTTTCTCTTCCTTTCGGAATAGTATCATTGAACGTCTATTACCCTCTTGGTCATTGTAGAAAGCAACTATGTGCATCTGTTGTGTGTATTCATTTAAATCTTCTTCAATAAAGTCGTCAGTTAGGAATGATTTAGGTAATACGCCGTGAACTTCATATATTTCAATGTAAGCTCCTGGTGTTGCCATCTCTATCTGTGTTTCTTCATCAATAACCTTGTTCATCTCTGATTTAGCTATAACTTCATCAACTGTGGCTGTAGCTCCATTAGCTTCGTTACCCCATCCTACCTTCTCCATATCTTTCAGTTCTGCTGGGTTGTAGTGATGTTTTATTCCAATAGGTCCTGAAGCTGCGTTAGTTTGGTCACAGAATGCTATTGATTGTAGGTCTACTACATCTGGCTTAGCATCTGCCATCTTCTTAGCTATTCCTAGTCCGTAATCAATCTTTGACTCTTTTACCTCATCAAAGAAGGTATCTAGTGTGTTATCTACTGAGAATACGTCATCGTAGTATTTCTTAACAAGGAATGATAGGTGGTAGCTCTCTGGGTCATCTACATAAATAGTAACGTCTTTAACGTCTATGTCTTCTGCTCTGTATTGTAAATTAAGTATTGGTTTAGTTATGTTCTTAACTGGTGTGTTGTCGTCATTACCAGATAAAAGCCTTCCATGTTTGTAATAGAAGGATGTTTTAACGTGTTCTGGCATATTCCATCGCCATCCGTTTATGTCTATAGGTTGTTGATACTGAGTTTCCTGTTCAACAATGTAATCATGTATGTTTTGTTTCATATAAGAGCTGTTAGTCTTTTAGCATAAAGTTCCATCTCTATAGGTTTCTCAAAGATTCTCTGTAGTTTAGCTGGTACTAGTTTAATGGGTATCTTACTTGATTTATCCTTAGTAGTTACCTCAATGTAGCCCCAACCTATGTAATCCTTTGGTTTTACCTTTTGTAATGCCTCTAATAAAGTTTTTCCACTTGTCTTATAAGTGTTTTTTCCAATGTCTAATTTGATTGTAAAGTTAGCTTTCTGTGTTGCCATAGATTTTTTTGTATTATAGCACAGAAACGCTTATCCTTTTAACTTGTGGATAACTATCTTCCTCTATTCCCGTTATTCTGTCTTGTAACGAAGTCAGGTAAGTTGATTACCATCTCTTTCTTTCTCATAACAGTTATCAAAGAGTTCATTGCATAACGTACTGCATCTAAGCAGTGGTCGTTACCGTCTTCTGGAACTCCTGGCATTAGTTTACCTTCTTTACTAGTCTTCCATAAGTAGTGTTTATACTCTTTAAGTAAGTTAGTTGAGCTACTTGTTACAAATATCTTCTGGTCTTGAACTGCCATTATTCCATGTCTGATTGAGTCTGCCCCCTTCTTACAGGGTAGTATGTTAACCCCATAACTCTTTATCTCTGCGATACTCTTAGGTTCTGCACTATCAGCTATAACTAAAGCTTTAGGTAAGTTCTTTAATACTCCTGCCATCTCTCTGTTAGACATCTCTAATCTATAAGATACTTCATCTAACACATAACCTCCATTCCAGTAGTAAATAGCTACAATAGTTGCTGGGTCGGGACTCCAGCCAAAGTCTACTCCATATCTCTCTAGTCTAGCTTCATGTGGTAATGTGTCTATTGTCTCCCAATCTAAGTAAATACGTTGTTCATTTAGTTGTTCTGGTTCTCCTAGCCACTTATGTTTGTATAAATCAGGTCTTTTTAGTTTATCATCTTCCATCTCAAGTCTTACTTGTTCTGGCATAAATCCATACTTGAGTGCTACATCATAGTTTACATTAATTACGAGTGTATTAGGTCTTCCCTCAATTACAAGACGTTTATGTACTGGGTCTTCTTCTTCCAATCGGTTATATGTATAAACAATCTGCGAACCTTCCTTACGAACAGTAGGAGTTAAGATTTCAAGACTCTTATCAGATACAGCCTGTGCTTCTTCTACCCATGCTATGTCTATTCCCTCTGTAGACTTAATGTTCTGTTCATTACGATGTAGTCCTTTGAATAGGAAGTCTGAGCCGTTAATAGTATTTATAATGCTCTTGTCAGTTACTCTAAATTCAGTAAGCTTGTATTCTTCAATTAAATCAGCTAGTAGTTGGTGTGAACTCTCATTGATAGAGTTTTGGAACTCTCTAAAACAACCAATCCTAGTTCTTTCTTGTCTTGCTCTAATCAGTAAAAACCTAGCCACAGTATGAGACTTCAGGGAGTATCTACCTCCATGTACTGCTGCTTCTCTCCAATCTCTGTCAAACAAACGTTTAAACTCAACTGGTATCTCCATTGTCATCTGATTTGTCATCTATAAATTTCACCAGTAAAGGTGTTATTGCTTCTCCGTCAGTAGTTACATCAAGCTTAGCCTGTGCTTTACCGTCTATCATCTCTGTAATGTGCTTCTCATTGTTAGGGTTACTCTTGTATCTTGCTAAGAATTCTTCAAACTGTTCAGGGTTCTCTTCAAATGCTTTCTTTAATGCTCCTATAACACTAATAGAACCTTTGGGTCTACCTTTAGCATTACCTGTCCATTCAGCTCCTTTTTTGAATTGATTTTCTTTTAGTGGATTTGGATTTCCCATAAGTTACAGTTAATTTACAGTTGTTTCTGTAATTATACCATGAGTTAAGCTTTCTACTGTATATACAGGCAAGTCATGTGTCTTTAGGTTCTTGTTGTGGTTTAGTTTAATCATTTTTACAATCTTCCCAATGTTTACCTTCTATACCTCTACAACTCGTACATATTTGTAAGTCTCTATTAAATATCAATCTTTTTATATTATATATTATATCCATACTACTTCTTATTTAATGCTATCTTACCACTTCCCCAATTATCTGTCTTTCTGTGACAAGGCACACATAATGTTTGACCGTTATCTAGCTCTAATCTCAACTCAGGGAACAAAGAAAATGATTTAAGATGATGTGCGTTGAGTTTAACACCTTTATCTCCACAATCCTGACAGGTATAGTCGTCTCTTTCAAATACGTCTTTTACCCATTGTTTTTGCTCTATTGAATGTCTTATGGCTTGATTGATTGAAGTAACCCCTCCTTTCCACATACCATGTTTTTCTCCCCTTTGATGTGGTCTTGGTACTCCTTTCTGTGCTTCACCAATCTTTCTCTTTGTTTCTTCAGAATGAGGAAATCTAATACGACTTTTAGACGCATCACTAAGAGCTTTTCTATGGGCATCAGTTCTAATGTATTTTCCTTTAGGCATTTTATTTATTAAGTTGAACCCATAGGTTTTTTACTGCTTGTTCTGGGGTTTCTCCCATAGCTTGAAACATCTGAGTCACACTCCAACATTCCCAATAAGGTACAGGTGTAGAATATGTATGATGTTCTAAATTATTAAACTCATCTCCACAAGCCTCAATCAATTCACTAAGTGTGGGTATGTAGACTACATCTTTATGGACATTAGGCTCATCACCTCTATATGGAAATTCAGTTAAATCATCAGGAAATAAACCAAAACC